GGTTGGATGAATCGCATCGGCCGATCGCCGCGGACCAGCGGCGCGGCCAAGCAACGGTGGGTCAGGACACCGTAGGGCGTCGAGGAGGAACCACGTGAGACGCTATCAAGACAAGAAGACCGACGACGCAGGACCGCAGGACGTGACCGTCACCGAGGGCTCGCGCAGCCGGCTCCTCGACCCGGCGCCGTCTCAGCGGCTATGGAACCACTCCCCGGACGGCTTCTCTTGGGGATACCACGGGAGCGGCCCGGCGCAACTTGCGCTCGCCATCCTCCTCGACGTCACCCACGACAAGGAGATCGCCGTCCGCTACCACCAAGCCTTCAAGCGGGAGTTCGTCGCGAGCTGGCAAGGCTCCTGGGCCATCGACGAGGAGGAGATCAAGCGGTGGCTCCTCATCGTCTCCAAGGTCCCGATACCGGCCGCCGGAGCCGACCGATGAGCCGGCGTCGCTGCGCTCGATGGTGCGGCCTAGGCTGCACTGAGCAGGAGCTCCGGCCCTACGCTGACCTCATGTCGGCTCGAGCTCGCGCGTGATCGCCTACGTCGGCCGCACCCGGGCTCGCGACCTGCTCGACCGGCTCGACCGCCTCGGCCTCGGAGAGTGCGTGACCCGCGGCGAGCTCCCGCCTCGACGGCGCCCGTGGTTCTACGACAACGGAGCCTTCCGGGACTGGAAGGCCGGCCGTCCATTCGACGTCGAGGCCTTCGCCGCCGACATCGCCGAGCTCGACAAGCTCCGGATCGTCTACTCCATCACCCCGCGCTTCCTCCTCCTCCCCGACATCGTCGCCGGCGGACCGGAGAGCCTCGTGTTCTCGGCTTCGTGGATCCCGCGTCTGTCGGGCCTCGCTCCGCTCTATCTCGCCGTCCAGGACGGCATGGAGACGGCGCCCTCGGCCGTGACCTGCTACGCCGGCCGCCTCTCCGGCCTGTTCGTGGGCGGGACCCTCGAGTGGAAACGCCAGACAGCGCCGGCCTGGGTGGACCTCGCCCATCGGAACGGGCTCCGCTGCCACATCGGACGGGTCGGCACCGCGCGCCGGGTCCGGTGGGCCCGGAGCATCGGTGCGGACTCCATCGACTCCTCGCTCCCGCTCTGGAGCCGGCCCAAGCTGGAGCGGTTCGTCAACGCGCTCTCGACGGCGCAGAGGTCAATGCCGTGGCGATGACATCCTGGCAGCCTCCGGCCTTCTGGCTCCACGTTCACCGCGACTCGATGGGCGGAGGACGCAAGTGCTACGCGGTAGACATAGAGGCGTGCGACGGCGGAAACACAGTCGAGAGCGACGCTCCAGGGCTTATCAAGACGCCCTGCGATGCGGGGATGTTGAGCGATTGGTGCAAGGGGTGGGTGCTCTATGGTCCGCGCCGACCTCGGGCCAGGACTCTGCGGAGGACGGCCGCGCTCCTCCTCCTCCTCGCTCTCGCGACGCCGGCGACGGCCGCCGAGCCGACGCGACCGTCGCTCCGGGTCGCCCTCTCCGTCTACGCCGTCTCCGTCGGCGCCGACGCCTGGACGACGCAGAGCGCCTTCGACCGAGCGACCCCGACCTGTATCGTCGAGGAGCGGAACGACGCGATCGCCTGGGTCGGAGAGGACCGCATCGCCCCGACCGCCGTCGTCCTCGGCGGCCTCACGACCTGGGGCCTCTACCGCCTCGGCCGCAAGTACCCGCGGACCGCGACCGGGCTCGCCCTCGGGATGAGCGCGATCCACCTCTACGCCGCCCGCAGCAACCGATGGGTCTGTCGATGAGCCGTCGCCGGCGGTATCACTGGCACTACTGCGTGGAGTGCGGCCGCCGCACGAGCTGCGCCGGCTACCTCGAAGACTGCGAGCTCGAGGGCCGGGCCGACCGCCGGCCTCTCTGTCGTATCTGCGGGAGGTGGCGCCGATGACGTCCGGAGGTGCCGGCTTCTGCCTCGGGGTCGTCGTCGGCTGGATCACCACCAGCGCCGCGAGGACCTTCTATCGCTGGCTCCGTCGCGCCCGGTGGCTCCGATGAGCTCCCGGACCTACGGGGTCGTCCACGGCATGGCGTCCTGTCACGACTGCCCGTGGTCCTCGAGCTCCTACAAGAACATCCAGGCCATCGCCGCTCGCCACGCCTACGCCTACGGCCACCACGTGCACGGCGAGGTCGGCGCCGCCTTCTCCTACACCGGCGACCCGGTTGACTCCTCCGTCCGTCACGGCGTAGGCTCGGCAGGGCGGAGGGCGGGCGAGTGAGCGGAGAGCGAGCGAGGAACTCTGGCTCTCCTCCCGACCTCCGTCGATGGGACTTCATCCTCCCCGGCCAGCCGGTAGCGTGGCAGAGAGTCGGCTCCGGTCCTCGCGGCGGCCGTCATACCTACGTGCCCCGCGAGGTCGTCCAGGCAGAGCAGGCTATCGGGTGGGCCTACCTTTCCGCCGGCGGACCTCTCCTCGAGGGCCCCGTCTCGCTCTCCTGCTTCTTCTTCGTCTCCGGCTTCTCGGTCGAGGCCTGCAAGGACCCGCGGGACCTCGACAACCTCGTCAAGACGGTCAAGGACGGGCTCGCTCGCATCGCCTACCCGAACGACCGCCGAGTCATCGGACTCTACGCCCTCAAACTCATCGACTCCGACCGCCCGCGCACCCGCGTCGTCGTCGCCCCGGGTGTCTATCCGGACATCCCGCTCTTTCGTGAGGACCTCGCCCTCGACCGCTTGACACCTCTGCCGCTCCGGTCCTAACCTCCTGAGCGTGAAAAGGCGGCGCGCGACCCCGAGGCCCGGCAGAAATTCAAATGGGCCCGCGGCGCTCGCGCTCGTCGACGTCCCGCTGGATCGCCTGGAGGCGGCCGCCTACAACCCGCGTCGTATCTCGGAGCGAGCTCTCGACGGCCTGACGGCCGAGCTGCGGGAGTTCGGGCTCGTCGAGAACCTTATCGCGAACGACCGAGGAGACGGCGGGAAGCTGGTGCTCGTCGGCGGCCATCAGCGGGTCAAGGCGGCGCGCCGGCTCGGGTGGAAGTCAGTCCCGGTGCACGTGGTCCGTCTCGACCAGGAGCGGGAGAGGGCTCTCAACCTCGCGCTCAACAACCCGAACCTGCAAGGAGAGTGGGACCCGATCGCCCTCGCCGGCGTCGTCTCGGTCCTGCGCGACACTCCGAAGCTCCTCGAGCTCTCGGGATACTCCGAGGTCCAGGTCGCCGAGATCCTCGCCCTCCTCAACCCCGCGGCCGCGCCGGGGCCCGGGCTCGAGCTCCGCTTCGGAGTCCCGCCGTTCTCTGTCCTCGACGCCCGGCAAGGGTATTGGCAGGAACGCAAGCGGGCGTGGATGTCGCTCGGCATCGAGAGCGAGCTCGGCCGAGGCGAGAAGCTCCTCGAGTTCGTCCACGCCGCCCGCGCTCAAGACCGGTACGCTCACCCGGAGAGCTCGCGAGGCCTGACGTACAAGACGGCGAGCGTCGCCGACCCCGGCTTCTACGAAGCCAAGCGGGAGGCCGAGCGCCGCCTCGGTCGCTCTATCAGTACCCGTGAGTTCCGAGAGAAGTTCTGGACGCCGGGCGCCTCCTACCAATCGTCGAGCATCTTCGACCCCGTCCTCTGCGAGCTCGTCGTCCGCTGGTTCTGTCCGCCGGGCGGCCAAGTCTACGACCCGTTCGCCGGCGGTAGCGTCCGCGGCCTCGTGGCCGGATGGCTCGGCCGGCGCTACGTCGGCCTCGACCTCTCGCCGGCGCAGCTCGCGGCCAACGACGCGCAGGCGGAGCGCATCTTCACAGTAACGAGCGCCCCGTCGCCGTCGCTCCTCCGGGCCCTCCCGAGCATGGCCTCGCCCGAGACGCCGACGCCCGTCGAGCGGAGCGGCGAGCTCTGGCTCAAGCGAGACGACGCTCTCCTCGTCGCCGGCGTCCGCGGCGGGAAGGTCCGGACGTGCTGGCGCCTCGCTCAGGGGGCGACTGGCCTCGTGACCGCCGGCTCCCGGTCGAGCCCGCAGGTCAACATCGTCGCCCACGTCGCGAAGGCGCTCGGCATCCCGTGTCGCGTGCACGTTCCGGCCGGCGCGCGGACGCCGGAGCTCGAGGCCGCGGCCGCGACGGGAGCGGAGGTCCTCGGCCATCGCCCGGGCCGCAACTCGGTGATCTGCGCGCGAGCTCGAGCCGACGCCGAGGAGCGCGGCTGGAAGCTCATCCCGTTCGGCATGGAGTGCCGCGAGGCCGTCGAGGAGACAGCGGCTCAGGTCGTGCGGGTCGATGGGGTCCGCCGCATCGTCGTCCCGGTCGGCTCCGGGATGACGCTCGCCGGCGTTCTCCACGGCCTCGACCGCATCGGATGGGACGTGCCGGTCCTCGGGGTTCTCGTCGGAGCCGACCCGACGGCGCGCCTCGGGACCTACGCCCCGGCGTGGTGGAAGGACGAGAGGAGGCTCCAGCTCAAGAGGGCCTCGACCTCCTACGACGAGGCGGCCCGGGCGGACGTCGACGGAGTCGTCCTCGACCCGCACTATGAGGCGAAGTGCGTGCCGTTCTTGGAGGCCGGCGACCTGCTGTGGATCGTCGGCATCCGGGAGACGGCGGAGCCTCGCGCCACCGCCGCCGGCTCGCGCGTCCGCCCGCGTTGGATCGAGGCGGACGCGCTCTCCTACGACACTACGGCCTCGCTCGGCGAGCAGGACCTCGTCTTCACCTGTCCGCCATACGGGGACCTGGAGCGATACTCCGACGACCCGCGGGACCTCTCGAACATGAAGCCCCAGGCCTTCGACGCAGCCTATGCCGAGGCCGTCCGGCGCGCCTGCTCGGCTCTCGCCGAGGACCGGTTCGCTGTCTACGTGGTCGGGGACTACCGCGACAGCTCCGGCAGCTATCGCAACCTGCCGGGCAAGACCATCGCCGCCTTCGAGGCCGCGGGCTTGCGACTCTACAACGAGGCGATCCTCGTGACGGCGGTCGGGAGCCTCCCCGTCCGGACGGCGCGCTTCTTCGAGCAGAGCCGGAAGCTCGGCAAGTCCCACCAGAACGTGCTGGTATTCGTCAAGGGCGACGCGACCCGAGCGACCGCGGCGATCGGCCCGGTCGACTTCGGCCGCGAGCTCGAGGGTCCGCCGGCGGCGCCAGCCGCGGAGGCGATGTAATGGCCGGCACACGAGGCCGGAGCGGAGGAGCTCGGAGCGGAGCGGGTCGACCTCCGGGGTCGACGGGAGGACGGCGCGGGCTCCTCGGCCTCACGACCCGGGAGGAGCGAGAGCTCTACGACAAGCACGTCGCCCGGCACGCGCGGCGCATCCATCGGCTCGGGGTCGAGGCCCACCGCCGGCACCAGGGTCCGGACCCGGGAGCGCGGCCGTCCTCGAAGAACCCCGACGCCGCGGTCGGCTTCATGGTCGACCTGCTCGTGGCCTGCGCGCTCAAGGGCGACGCCCGAGCTGCAATCCACCTCGACGAGCGGCTCCGAGGTCGGGTCAAGTACACGGTGCAGCAGGGAGGCGACCCCGATGGCGTCCCCATCCAGGTCGAGCACTCCGAGATCCCCCGGTACAAAGTCGTTCCGCCCGGCGGCGATCCTCGAGCTCGCTGATCGCCTATACGACTATCAGCTCGACCTCATCTTCTCAGACGAGCCGGAGCTCGCGGTCGTCTCGACCCCGCAGATCGGCAAGACCGAAGCCGTCGCGAATTGGTGCGTCAAGCAGGCCGTCGAGCTCCCGCTCTCGACCGGCTGGTGGACGGCGCCGACCTACTCCCAGGTCATGGACGGCTTCAACGCTGTCCGCTCCGTCCTGCAATACGCCAACGTCCCGCACCGACCGACGCAGTCCATCCCGCCGCGGATCTACGTCACGGACGTCCGGAGCGTCATCGAGTTCCGCTCCTGGCGCAAGGTCGAGAACCTCTCGGGACGGACGGTGCACTATCTCGTCGGGGACGAGGCGCACGGCCTCACGCTCCCGGTCCGCATGGCCTTCGAGGAGCGGATGCTCGCGACCCTCGGGCCGCGCCGGTACATCGGCAACGCCACGGTCGAGGGCTCGGAGTGGGAGAAGCTCTGCATCGAGCTCGAGCGCCGCGGCCGCTTCCGGCACTGGACTTGGGAGCACCGCTATCGGGCGCTCCTCGCGAAGGGCCTCGACCGCGAGGCGGCCGCCTACTTCGCGAACCAGGAGAGGTGCAAGGCGGAGTGGATCCCGAGCGAATACGACCGGGTCTTCGGGGCCCGGTGGGTCGTCGAGCAGGAGACGATCCTCGGGCCCTACGTCAAGACCGTCTTCGTCAACCCCTGGAGCTCGGTCCCGCACGAGGGCCACGATTACATCATCCCGGTCGACGTAGGGCTCGTCGACGATTACACCGTCGCGATGCCTCTCTGCACCCGCTGCATGAGCGCCTCGTGGTACTACCGCGAGCGGGGCGACTCGGCGGCGCCGGCGCCCGGGAGCCTCGGCGGAGACACGCTCGAGGACCGGCTCGCCGTTATCGGCCGGCACTGGAACAACGGCCAGATCGTCATCGAGCGCAACAACGGACAGAAGCTCCTCGACGACGTCGCGAAGGTCTACCCGAGGGTCGACGGCTGGTGGACGGACGAGAAGACGAAACGCAACGGGGTGCTCGAGTGGGTCAAGCTCGCCCGGACCGGGGGCTTGACACTCCCGGCCGAGGAGACGATGATGCGAGAGCACCGGCGGTTCCGGAGCCTCCGAAGCCCCACCGGTGTATGGCGGTTCTCAGCCCCATCGGGAGAGCACGACGACACGGTGATGAGCGGCCTCATCGGAGTCGCGGCGCTACTGACCGGTCCCGCAGCCTACCTCCGGATGCTCGAGCGGCGCATCGACGAGCAGGCCCGCAAGAAGGAGGGCCCGCGTGCGGCGTGAGCTCGGCCTCCTCCTCGTTGTCTTGACGTGGACGGTCGCCGACCCGACGGTCTGCACGCCCTACGGCATAGCCGTATGGGACGCCTACCTCGAAGGACCCGGGACCGGGATCGTGAACGCCACGATCGGGACCCGCACGCTCCCGGCCCATGCCTCCGCGTTCACCTTCGGGACTGGCAAGATGGATCCCTACTGCGCGCTCGGGTGGATCGTCGAGGCCGTCAACCAAGATGGCTCCTCGGCGCCGGCCGAGTGCCAGCCGACCGGCCTCGCCGCGGACGGTATCTCCTGGGCGGGGCTCTGATGTACGCCGTCGCGAGCGACAACGGAGCGCGCGTCCACCTCGCCGGCGCGCCCGAGGGCCTCGTGCAGCGGTGCCAGCTCTGCCAGCGCGTCCTCGTCGATTACCGCGGCGCGATGTCGCCGGGAGAGTGGTCGCCTCACTGGTGGCACGGCTCCGTCGAGGTCACCGGCGACTTTCAGTTCTCGGCGACCGATGCTCCCGCCGACTGTCTCGGCGGCGCGCCCCTACCGCTCCTGAGCGACGCTCGTGCCTGACGCTCGACAGATCCTCGCCCGCGTCCCGCTCTCCGACCTCGTCTCGCTCGTCGCGTCACCGCTCACCGGTCCCGGGCAGGTCCTCGCTCCGGACGGCCGGCCGATGCGTATGGTCCTCGACGAGCAACGCTCGCCGACCGTGGGGCCTGCGCTCCAGCCCTACCTTCCAACCGGCGCGGAGCCTCGGGCCTTCGTTCCCTTCCCGGGATGGAACCTCAACGTCACCCCGAGGAGCGAGCTCCGTCGCCTCACTCCATTCCAGGTCCTCCGGAACCTCGCTGACTCGTGCGACCCCGCGCGTATCTGCATCGAGGACCTCAAGTCGCAGCTCGCTGGCTTCGCCTGGGACGTCCGGGAGCGCGAGGAGGTCAAGGGGCGCAGGCCCGCGGACGTTGCCTTCGCAAAGAAGTTCTTCGAGCGGCCCGACCGGCAGAACGACTTCGGGACGTGGCTCCGGATCCTCCTCGAGGACACGCTCGTCCTCGACGCCCCGGCGATCTACTTCTGGCGCGACCTCGCCGGAGATCCCTACGGGCTCCTGATCCTCGACGGAGCGACGATTAAGCCGCTCGTCGACGACCTCGGGCTCTCCCCGGATCCGCCCGAGAGCGCCTACCAGCAGATCGTCTACGGCCGGCCGGAGATCGGGTTCACCAAGCCCTACGGGGTGGCCGGAAGGCTCGGCTCACAGGGCGAGCCTCGAGTCGAGCTCCTCTACGCCCCGCGATGTCGGCGGAGCTGGACGCCCTACGGCCAGAGCCCGCTGGAGCGGTTCCTCGTGACCATCAGCCTCATCCTCCGACGGCAGATGCGTTACCTCTCCTATTACACCGACGGGTCCGTCCCGGACGCCTTCTGGAAGGTCCCGGAGACGTGGACTCCGGAGACGATCGAGCGGTGGCAGAAGCTATTCGACACCATGATCGCCGGAGAGCCGGAGCAGCTCGCGAAGCTCCGTTTCATGCCAGGAGGAGGGCTCGAGCTCCCGCGCGGGCAGGACCAGTGGACGCACGAATTCGAGGAGTTCCTCTGGCGCGTCGCCTCCTGGGCGTTCGGTGTCTCCCCGCTCCCGGTGGTGATGATGATGAACCGGGCGACGGCGCAGCAGGCGGAGCAGGCCGCGGTCGACTCCGGCGTCAAGCCGCTCCTCAAGTGGGTCCGGGCCCTCGCGACCTACGTCCTCGACGTCTTCCTCGGGATGCCGCACCTCGAGTTCGTGACCACGAGCGAGAAGGAGGAGACGGCGACGGTCAAGCACGAGCGCCGGCGCGACTGGCTCGACCGGCACGTCCTCACGATCGACGAGGTGCGGGAGGAGGAGGGCCTCGACGCGGTCGGCTTCGACCGGCCGATCATGGAGACGCCCTCGGGGCCTCTCCCGCTGTCGCCCGAGCTCCTCGCGGAAATGGAGTCGGACTGGCTCGCCGGCGGTGGAACTCCCGGGGCGGAAACGACCCTCGCCCCGACCCCTCCGGCCGCCGGCGGGCCTCAGCAACGGGCCGCGGCCGCGCTCGCCGCCGCGCCGAGCCTCAAGGCCGCGCGGGCGGAGCTCCGGAACTGGCGCAGGGTCGCCGAGACGGAGCTCCGCGCGGGCCGCGCCCCGGGCGGACGGTCCTTCCGCTGCCGGCACGTGCGCGGCCCGCTCAAGACGGCGCTCGACCTCTGGATCGGGCAGGCGCGCACGGCCGAGGACGTGCGGTGGGCCTTCGACGTCCTCGCGAAGGCGGACCGGCCGCTCGTCTCGGCGCGCCGGCGCCTCCGTCTGGAGCGGAAGATGCGGCGAGCCTCGGTCGCCCACTTCCGCTCGACGGTCCGGGATATGGCGCGGTCCGTCTCGAAGTGGTACGGCGCGCAGCTCGGGGCCGCCGAGACGGCGAAGGCCGCGACGCCTCCGGACGACGTCATCGACGTCCCGATGGAGTGGGACTCCTTCCGCCAGGACATGGAGCCGGTGCTAGGCGACGCCTTCCTCGAGGGCGAGGTCCTCGCTCAGAAGGCCGGAGAGGTCGAGGTCGAGTTCGGACTCACCGAGGAGGCCGCGACCGAATACGCTCGAGCTCGAGGAGCGGAGCTCGTCGGCAAGCGGGTCCTCCCGGACGGCTCCGTGGTCGACAACCCTAACCCGAAGTGGGCGATCTCGCAGACGGTCCGGGACCACGTCCGGACGGTCGTCTCCGACGCCTTCGACAAGGGTTGGACGGAACGCCAGCTCTCCGACGCCATCACCGGGCCGTCGTTCTGGATCAACCGGAGCGACCTCATCGCCCGGACGGAGACGGCCTTCGCTCTCAACTCCGGCGCCCTCGACACCTATGAGGGCGCGGGGCTGGAGGAGGTCGACGTCATCGACGGGACGGGCTGCCTGCCGGACGGGCACGACGAGACGGTCGCCGGCGTCGACGGGGAACGCTGGCCGACCGAGAAGGCGCGGGAGCACCGGATCGGGCACCCGAACTGCCGGCGGGACTTCGCGCCGGTAGTCCCAGGGGCCTCGCCCTCCAGCCTGAGCTGAGGGGCGTATTGACGAGCACGAGCATCCGGTGAGATAACCTCGCCGGGCAGAGAGGGCGCCGCGGCCGCCTGGGGCGCGCCGCTCGACGAGGAGGACGAGCGATGGACAGGATGAAGGCGTTCGTTGCGACGTGGACCGCGGCCGGCCGCTCCGAGGAGGAGGCCCGGGCCGCCTGGAAGATGGCGGTCGAGCAGGGAGTCCAGGCCATCGCTCCCGGCGACCGGGAGCTGTTCATCAAGGCGCTCTCGGGGCCCGACGAGATCACCTTCCACGTCCCGATCGCCAAGGTCGACAAGGCGAAGCGCGAGGTGTGGGGTTATTCGACGACCGAGACGGTCGACGTGCAGGGCGACCTCATCCTCCTCGACGCCGCCGAGAAGGCCTACCGCCAGCACTCCGAGGAGTTCTCGAAGCGCACCAAGGGCAAGAGCCTCGGGACCGTCCGGGAAATGCACAAGGATTGGGCCGCCGGCAAGCTCCTCGCCTGGAAGCGCGACGACGCCGCCCGCGGTATCGCGATCGGGTGCAAGGTCGTCGACGAGAAGGCCTGGGAGAAATGCGAGGAGGGCGTCTACACGATGTTCTCCATCGCCGGCAAGATCACCGAGGCGGAGCCGGTCGTCCGCAACGGAGAGCTCGTCCGCCTCATCAAGGGCTTCCAGCTCCGGGAGACGAGCCTCGTCGACTCCGGGGCGAATCTCGGCGCCGTGTTCACGATGGTCAAGTCAGACGGAGCAGGCCCGGCCGTGACTTTCGCGCCGCTCGAGAAGGTCGAGCCGGCCGGTCCTCCGGCCACGACGCAGACGCCGGCCGGGCCTCGTCGGGTCGTCCAGGCTCTCCTGTTCTCGGGGTTCACGAAGGAGAAGGCCCGGGAGTGGGCTCGAGCTCACCGCTTCTCGGCTCCCGAGCCGGCCGAGGTCGCGAAGGGCCTCCTCCGGATCCAGCAGCGCCGCGCGGACTACTTCCGGAAGGACGAGGGCGCGCAGACGACGGTCGCCCTCGCGAAGGGCGTCCAGGCGGTCCTCGGCGAGCCTGCCGCGGCCGCGCCGGCGCGCGTGACGGAACTCCTCGGAGCCGTCCGAAAGGCTCTGCCGAGCTCGGAGCTCTCGTCCATCTTCGCCGGCCTCGACGCGCTCGCGGCCGTCGCCCGCGCCATCGACACGGAGGTGTGGGAGGCGTATGCGAAGGGGATGAGCGAGCTCCCGCCCGAGGAGCGCGCCGGCGTGCTCGCCCTGAGCGACTCGGCCAACACCATCCTCGAGTGGATGGCGCAGGAGTTCGCCGAGCAGGCCCGAACGCTCGCGGCTCCGGGAGGCGCGGCGACGGTCGAGGCGCTCGCGAAGGTGGAGCAGCTCATCGGCATCCGCCGGGCGCTCGACCCCGTCCAGCTCCGCAAGGTGGTCGAGGACGAGGGTCAGGCCGAGAACCTCACGAAAATGCACGAGATCGGACACGCCCTCTGCGCGGCCACGATGGCGATGGGCGGAGAGTGCGCATCGAAGATGTGCAAGGCCGAGGGCGAGGAGCCTCCGGCCGAGGGTGAGGAGGAGGCGCCTCCGGAGGAGGTCCCCGCCGGCGAGGAGGGCGAGGAGACGCCACCGGAGGAGGAGGAGACGGAGAAGCGGCGGCCCGCGAAGGGCGCCGGGAGAGCGGTGCTTGTCGCGGTCGAGAAGGTCGCGGCGGCGGTCAAGGACATGGGCGGTCAGGTGACTGCCCTCCGGCAGCAGGTCACGGAGATCGGCAAGACTCCGGCGCACGTGGGGCGCGAAGCTCGGCCGGCCGAGAAGGTCATCGGCGGAGCAAGCACCCCTACGTCGAGCGAGTTCGCAGCTCAGAGCGAGGCGCTCGTCAAGGCGGCGGAGTCGGAGCCGAATCCCGAGGCCCGCGACAGGCTCCGGAAGCGCGCGGCGGAGCTCTCGATCCGCGCCGTCACGGGGCGATAACCCGGAGAGCCTCAGAGCTCTCCTCGGAGACGGACCCTTGCTCAACCCGATGCAGCTCGTCCAGGAGACGATGGCCAAATTCGAGGCCGCCTACAAGGCCTCGATGTCGGACCCGAACTTCAAGAAGGCGATCGACCTCGCGACCGGCCTCGCGGGCTTCAACCTACAGGCGCCGGCGAAGCAGCTCGTCCCGCTCATCGCGCCGAACTACGGGCTGATCCCGCGCGAGGTCAAGGCCGGCGCCGACGCCGACAACTGGCGGACGATCACGGCGATCTCGATGCCTAAGCTCTCCGTCGGAGAGCGAGCCGCGGCGTCGCGTTTCGCGACCACGCTCGTCTCGAAGACCGCGGCCTTCGCCGGCTGCGGGCTCCGCGGAGAGGTGACCCTCGAGGCGCAGAAGGCCTCCGAGGGGTTCGACGACGCGCTCGCGAAGGAGACGGGCAACTGCCTCCTCAACGCGATGCGGATGGAGTGGGGCCGCTACCTCGGCGGTAACGTCGCCGCGCTCGGAAGCCCGGCCGCGCCGACCGTCGTCGAGGTCGAGAGCGTGCCGGGAGCGACGATCGGGGCCTCGGCGCACTTCGTGGTCATCCGAGCCCTCACGCTCGAGGCCTCGAATCGCGTGACGGTCGACATCCCCGGAGGCTACGGGGCGGTCGTCGCCGCGAACGCGCTCCTGGCCGGCAAGTCGATCGCGGCTCTCAACCCGCTAGTCGACGACGCCGGCGCCTCCATCACGGTCGGCTGCGGTATCTCGGCGGCGAGCGCCGAGGGCACCGTCACCACGACCGGAACGGGCAACTCGCTCAAGATCACCTGGGCGGCGATCCCCGGCGCGACGGCCTACGCCGTGTTCGTCGGAGTGACCACCGGCCTCGGCAACCTCAAGCTGGAGGCCATCGTCGGCCAGACCAGCGTGACCCTGACCTCTCTCGGCGCGGGCGGCATCGTCGCCAACCACGCCTCGCTCCCGACCACGGACGAGACGGACGACGCTCTCGCCTACGACGGGATCATCAAGCAGCTCCTCGCCGGGGGCTCCGGCGCCTACGTCATCAACCTCTCGGCTCCTCTGAGCGGGACGGCGGCGCTCGGGGAGATCCCGGAGATCCAGCAGGCCTTCGCGGTCCTCTACCAGACGAACAAGATCGGCAAGTTCCGCCTGATCGTGTCCGCCGCGGAGTCGAGGGGCCTGACGAAGCTCGGAGTGATCTCGGGCGCGATGCAGATCTTCGCGCAGCCGGGACCGACCGGGCGCACGATGCTCACCGCCGGCGCGCACGTCGGCGAGATCATCAACGCCACGACCGGCGACGTCTGCCCGATCGACGTCGACCCGTGGCTCCCGCCGGGCACGCTGCTGATCCTCCCGACGGAGATCCCCTACAAGGACGCGAACATCAGCGCGCCCTTCAAGTGGGTGGGCTCCTTCG